TGATGGAAGAAGTCAAGGAGATGAAGCCAGCTACCCAGCCTATCATGGATGGTGCTATGCAGGCTGTAGGTGTAAACATAGCAGACCGTGTGGTTGTTAAGCTACGTCCTATCTTGCCACAGAACTTCTTAATTGACCCTGTAGCTACTTCCATTGACGAAGCCTTAGGTATTATCATTGATGAGTTCGTTCCTAAGCACCAAGTGCTCCAAGGTATTGACTCTGGTATATACAATGATGTTGAAATTGAAGATGCTGACACAGATACAGACCTAGAGGCAGACAAAGAACTGACAGCCTACGATGATGACAAAGTTCGTCTGACACGTTACTATGGTTTGGTACCTAAGCACCTGTTTGTTGATGCCACAACCGAAGAAGACGAAGACGAAATGTCTGACTTAGAGGAAAAAGATGATTCTGAGGCAGAAGCTGGTTTTGTTGAGGCTATTATTGTCATTGCGAACGGTGGAACGCTTCTTAAGATCGAAGAAAACCCCTACATGATGCAGGATCGCCCAGTTGTGGCTTTCCCATGGGACGTAGTTCCCTCTCGTTTCTGGGGTCGTGGTATCTGTGAGAAGGGCTATAACAGCCAGAAAGCCCTTGATGCTGAGTTACGTGCTCGTATTGATGCGTTAGCCTTGACTGTGCACCCCATGATGGCTATGGACGCCTCACGGATGCCTCGTGGTGCCAAGCTGGAGATTCGTCCCGGTAAGACAATCCTCACAAACGGCAACCCAGCAGAGATTCTCCAGCCATTTAAGTTCGGTCAGTTGGACCAAGTAACCTTTGCACAAGCCGGAGAGCTGCAAAAGATGGTCCAAATGGCTACTGGTGCGGTGGATGCAGCTGGTATTCCCGGCAGTATTAACGGAGAAGCCGCTGCAGGGGCTGTAAGTATGTCCTTAGGCGCTATTATCAAGCGCCATAAGCGTACTTTGATCAACTTCCAAGAGTCTTTCTTGATTCCTATGATCGAAAAGACTGCTTGGCGTTATATGCAGTTTGATCCAGACAACTATCCTGTTGCAGACTACAAATTTGTCCCCTCTAGCTCCTTAGGCGTCATTGCCCGTGAGTATGAAGTCGGTCAGTTGGTTCAATTGCTCCAGACGGTAGGTCAGGATAACCCTGTGTACCCAATGTTGATCTCTGCAGTTGTGGATAACATGGGCCTAAGCAACCGTGAAGAGCTTATTGCACAAATGCAACAGGCAGCCCAACCAAACCCTGAAGCACAGCAGATGCAACAGATGCAAATGCAGATGCAAATGCAGACTGCCCAGCTTCAGCTGCAGCTTTTGGAGGCTCAGGTGGCTGAGACACAGGCTAAGGCTCAAAAGTACGCCATAGAGGCTCAATTGGAGCCTGAAGTGGTTAAAGCCAAGATGGCAGCAGCCCTGTCTACTAACCTCCAAGAGGGTAATGCAGACGATTCTGAGTTTGCCAAGAGAGCTAAGATTGCTGAACTAATGCTCAAGGAGCGGGACATTGTTAGTAATGAACGTATTGCAACTTTACAAATGATGAACAAAAAAGCTTGACATTTTAGTAAATTTATGGTATAATATTATTAAGGATCTCTCCTAATACGAAAGGATAAAGAGATGGATCAAGAGTTACAAAAGTATTACGATAATTTACTACACTTGTTTACTCAAGATGGGTGGAAAGATTTCATTGAGGACATCAAAGGAAACGCTGATGTTCTTGGTGACATTCTAACCATCACAGATGAGAAACAATTGTGGTATAGGCGCGGACAACTTGAAGCTGTTAACCGTATTCTGTCATACGAGTCTACTATTAAAAATAGTTACGAGGATACAGTAAATGGCTAAACGGATATTTGAGTTTGTTTGCGAAGATGGTCACTTATTTGACAAGCTAGTGGACTCGGAGCTACGAGCAACCCCATGCAAAATATGTGACAAAACAGCTGAGAGAATCATAAGCACGCCAATGGTCAAACTTGAGGGCGTGACTGGCGACTTTCCCGGGGCAGCAATGCAGTGGGAACGAAAACGTGCTGAGAAACTCAAAGCTGAACGAAAGAGTGCCGCTGAATAAGCACAAGCACCTGTTTTTTTTCCACAATGCTTTTACAGCACGGAGTACAATATGGCAACATTTATTGATGAAGACGAGAATACATCTCAAGCAACTGAGGACGATCAATTCGACACCCTCGATAGTGAAACTGAAGATTCTATAGAAGAACAACCTGAGGTTTCTGAAGAAGAAGAAGACGACATTCCTGAAAAGTATCGTGGCAAGTCTGTTAAAGACATTGTCAGGATGCACCAAGAGGCTGAAAGAGCCATGGGTAAACAAGGGAGTGAAGTTGGTGAGCTTCGACGATTAGTAGATGATTATATTCGCGCCCAAACCATCTC